TGCCACTGTAAAACGTGCCCCATCGTTATCGCCAATAAAGGCTTTATTGCTATTACTCCAATTATCCTCATCACCTGCTCTATTGGATGCAGTGAAAGAGTGGTTGTGCGCTCCAGTTGATGAACTTGAACCTGTTGCACTGTGATTATGTGCTTTTGTTGCTTCTCCCTGAGAAGTAGCAATGGATCTTCCTGAGTCAGTACCTTTACCATTATCAAAACCTCTTATAAACTCACCCCTTAAATCTGGAACGTTAAATGTTGAGCTTCCATTCCCTGCGCCGTAAGCCGTTCCAACAACAGCAAACAAAGCCGAATAAGTTGTACGGCTAACTGCTGCCCCGTTACATTCCAAGTAACCAGAAGGAACTGTGGCAACAGCTAAACAAAATACTGCTCCTGATGGAACACCCTGAACAGAAGTAAAACTAAGGACTCCAGATCCATTTGTCTGAAGCATTTGTCCATTTGATCCATCAGCAGAAGGCAACGTAAACGTAAGGTTTGAGCTGACAGTTGAGGCTGCTTGTAGGGCTACATAATTGCTACTATCTGAATCTGCAAGTCTTAAATCACCTTGAGCTTGAACAGTTAAACCGTTACTATCAACAATTGCTCTTTCCGTTCCAGCCGTTGATAATCCAATCGTATTTGCTGATTTTCTAAATAGTCCTGTATCTGCATCACCATCAAAAGCAATAGCTGGTGTACTAGCACCTGACGCATCATCAGCCAATATAACACCCGTCATCGTGCCACCTGATCTAAGCAATAAACCAAGGTTGTCTTCTCCTACATCTCCTATTTCTCTAAAGTTTGATCCATCATATATTTTTAGTTTATCGTCACTGGATTTCCCGTAAAACATAAACTTTACAGGGTTACTAGGATCTGAACCGCCACTATTGTTTGTTTTTACCGCATCTAAAATGCTATTTACATCAGCACGAACTACGTTTCCTGCTGCATTATCAACGGTATAGTTTGTGACTTGAGACACTAATCTTCTACAGTTTCAATCATTCTATACCCCTTTGCCGAAACCTACAGCCTGATAACTAAAGTTTCTATCCTTGCTTGTACTTCCATTCTTGAAATGAACTGTAAAACCTGTGCCCGAAACATTCGATAGTTCAAAGAAATCTCCCGACTGCATCCCTTGAGCTGTAATGCCAATTGAAGGTAAATAAGCATTAGCACCACCAAGACTTGCCGTTCCAACAAAGAAGGGCTTAGAAAAAGTTACATTTTTAGCTCCTGCTCCAGATGCAATAGTTGTTGTACTTTGTTCAGTCCTAGATTGCAATATTGCGCTATACCCTAACTGTTGAACATTGATATTTTGGTTGGTATTTGTTGTCGCTACATTTGCTTTAAATTGGAACGCTCTTGCTTTAAATTCTCCATTAGCAAAGGCGTTAAAATCACCGTAACTAGAAGCATCTGTACTCGTTTTTACAAACACTTGACAATCAGTATCATTGGCAGGATCTCCGTCAAAGTTAACAATATTATCGAAATCAGGAACATCATCAATATTATTTCCAATAACAACACCTAAACTTTGGATATGCCTTTTTAATGTCAATGTAAATACACCGCCTAAATCTAAAGTATCGGCAAAAGCATAAGTTCCTGTTGCATTAGTAGAAGGGTTAGTTAGTTGTAAAGCTCCACTGGTAAAAGACACATTTGTTTTGGTACCACTAAACGGAGTACTTAGTAAATCCTCTCTTTTGGTTAGAACAACTAATTGTTGCCCTACATCTGGAATATCAATAACAACACTTGCTTCTCCAGCAGAAAAACGTCCTCCATCATCTTGAAATTTTAAAATGTATTCACCTTCCAAAGCTGGAACGATAGCTTCAGAGCTGGTTCCTGCTAAAGCTGAAACTAAATCAACTGAACCTGCAAACGTACCAGAGCCATCAGTCTTATTGGAGTGTCTGACGTAAACTCTTCCTCCATGTAAAACGTCAGCATCAGTCGATTGATCCCACCTCAATCTCATTAAGTGATCACCAACTGGCTCTGCTGTTAAATTCTGAACATCTGTTGGTAAAGCTGTTTTACCCTCAGCAGAAAATGATCGTTCTAAAGATGTATTTGATACTTCTAAAGCAGCATTAAAAGAAAATACTTTAAATTCATACGTTCCTAATTCAGAATTATCAATTGTTATGTCTGGTCTGAAAACAACCTGACTCTCGTAGTTCCCATTAGCAAAACGATATTGAACTAAATATTGACTAACACCATTAACAGGCACCCATGTTACAAAAAGCCTTGAAATAGCGACTCCATTTCTAACAATCGTTCTTTCGTCAAAATCTAGTTCAGTAGGAGGAGAAGCTGGTGCGTTTAATATTGATACATTTCTTGCAGGTAAAGATAATCCTTCTTCAATATTTGCATATTTATTTGGCTTATAAGATAAGGCTGTAATTTTATAGTTAATACCATCTGCTTCTTCTACTGTTATTACTCTAAATTTTTGAGCTTCAATAGTATCGCTAACTAAAAACCATATTGAATTAACATTAGGTACTTCAGACAACGCAGAATCTAAACTAATAACTCCATTAGTCGTACTTAAAACATTTTTTGTTTCGACAGAGTTATCGGGCATAAGTACACTAACCTTTTGATTTGCTCCACCAAATGTTGATAAACCTTGTGTATCATCAATAGTAATTGCAGTTGTAGTTGCAGTATTTATGCGTCCAGATCGTCTAGCACCACTACGAACTGGATCGTTTACATCTATAACTGCTCCAGGTCTAATTGTTACTCCAGCATCTACAGATGTAGTGAAAGCAACAACCTCAGACTCGTTTTGTTCTGCAAAAAGTATTGCTTTACCTAATCTTTGAGCTTGACCACGGCTGGTGCAAGCAAAAGCTCTTACATCTTTTTTAACAACGCCCAGTTTTGTTTTTGCAGTACTATCTTCTACAACCTCATAATCTATTTCCCTTGAATCCATATTGTAATAACTAACAGCTACTACAGAATGTCTTGTTTTAAGTGACGATCCAGAATAAGAAAATCCTTCCTCAGTTACATTTGCAAGACTGAATAAAAAACTTGCATCAGTTGGTTTATCTTGTGCAATTGTTATTGTTCCTGCGCTCCAAATCGGCATACATCGCATTACTCCACAAAGTTCTTCGATAACATTGAACGCTTCGTTTGCAGATAAAATATTTACATTGCAGCTAAATCTTGCTTCTTGACCTCCAAAACCATCGTCAACTAACTCGTTAGCAAATTTAGAAGCATTGACAAAACTAAATAAATCTAAATTACTATCAGCAATATGATCTCCTAACCCATATCTAACGGTAGTAAGTAAATCAAGTAATACCATTGCAGGGCATGAACACCACTGCGCTGCAGCCATAGTGCCATTAAATATATAACCAGTTGGATATACAATTCGACCTGTATTACTATCAACAGTTGGCGTTCCAGATGCAGAAGCTCCCGCACCTGGAATCCTGATCTTTACACCTCTTATTCGATACTTTCTATTTGGAATATTACTTACTATTTTACTATCAAGCTTTAATGCGGCATAAGCACTATTAGTATAAGTTTGATGTTCATCTACCAATTCCTGCATTGATAGAACATTGAAAGAATCTTGTAATGATGCGTTTGTGCTATCAGCCGTTAGACGAACTACTTTTATATCAACAGGGAACGCTCCATCAATTTCAACTCTGTAATCTTTAGAATAGGAATCACTGGTACGACCTGTAATAGTATCAGTAAACAAATCGGAGTAACCACCAGAGTTATACTGAATTTGTACTTTTATTTGGACGCTAGAACCTAATAAATCACCGTTATCTTTTGCTTCTTGTAACTGAGGAAAGTTAATTGTTAAACGAACAGCATCAACATTTGTACTTGTAATCTGTTGAGTAACACCACCATTAGCAACAGTACAAGCTCTAGGAAAGCCAGAGACAGGACTTGAAGACTGTACTATTCCAGGTATATGTGTTTGACTAGATGTCCCAAAACGAGGAGTAAAAGTTACCTCTTGAAAGTTAAAATCTGTTGTAGCAGGGTTAGTTGAATCAGCGTTAGGATTAAGAACAGGGGTATTATCTAAATAAACATCTTTTAACGCAGCATTATTATATGCAGTTGTACCTTGTGTTCTTCCTTCTTTAGAAGCTGTTGCCCAACCTTCTATTTCACCTTCACTAATTAAATCTTGAAGCGTTACGAACTGACGACTATTTAAAGTATCAGGCGCACGTGTTGGTTTAGGAGGAGTTTTAGGGCCACCACCACCAGATCCTCGTATTATTTTGCTCATGCTGTCACCTGATCAGTCGTTAAGTTCATACTAATAACTGTCGAGCCAGTCATTATTTCACCGTAAACGATTGGATGTGTAGTTCCTGCTCTGGAGGTGTTTGGCGTTCCACCAAAGTCAAAAGAGATACGTGGATCTTGATCGTTTTCAAACTTTTCTGGCTTTGGAACAGGAAATAACATTTCTGAAACACCTGAGAGAACTAAAGATGTACCCACATAAACAGCAGCTTTCGTTAATAAACTTGCCGTACCCCAACCAGTTACGCCTGTTGCCGTTAAAGATAAACCTGAAGTAGCAAAAGCTAAACCAATCAAAGCAGCACCAGCCAAAAACTTTCCTGCACCTCCTCCAGCACCAGCAATGACAGGAACAATTTTGATCTCTTCTGATACTGGATAATGAATTTCATCCTCTCCTATATCCGTTCCATCGGTTAAAACTTGGTAATGCTGTGTATTCATGTGTGCCTCTAATTGAGGCCAGTTCATTAATAGAAACCTTATAGAATCTCCAACACTATTTACATGAGCATCTAATTCACTATGTCCTGTGATCTCTTTTAGATCACCATACAATTTAATTGTTTTCAACATACCGATACCTACCTCCCGTACATTTTAGCAACCATTCGGAATAAGGTTCCTGACAACTTAAACGATCTGCTAAATGATGTAAAACTTCCCCATTTAAAAAGATCGCAACATGATTTAACCCCTTACCCATAATTGACATAAACAAAAGATCACCATTTTCTAGCTTTTCCTCTGGTTTTAATAAACGAAAACCTGTTGTTTCTGCACAATCTTCAAACATAGGCTTCTCTAAAAATTCTTCAGGTGTAACAGGTCGTTCCCAATCCATTAAATTAATACCCTTTTCTTCTAAATACCAATCTCTAACTAAACTCCAACAATCAGTTACGCCCCAACACCACGGTCTCCCTTTTAACTTCGGTTTATATCCTGTTGGTTCGTAGTATCCCCATTCTTCATTCTTAGGATTCACAATATGCCAAGGCAATCCACCTGCCTCACAGCTAACTTTATCAGCTTCACTTGCTGTCGCTGGAGTGGTTGGATGCGAATGAATCACACTAACTATCTGACCTAAGCTATCTGCTTTCACATAGTCTTCTGGATCTAAAATAAAACACTGATGAGAGTAAGTTGATAAATTACGACAAGGATAGTAAATCTTTTTACCTTTAATATTTAACAACAAACCAACAGATTCTTTAGGATCTTCTTCTTTAGCGTGTTCTAAAGCTTTTTCTTTCCAATCCATTAAATAAACGTACCAATAGAAGGAAATAATTCTCTAGTGCATTGTCTCTTGGGTAATCTAATTCCTGCTAGATCACTAATACTTGCCAATTCAAAAGTAACAATTTCTCTATTTTCAGCAGCCTTCCTATCTATGTAATAAATCTCTCTTGGAAATTCATTGTTTGCAGCATCTCCATTACCACCAGAAAAATTACCAGCATCTAAAAACTTAGCCAATGTCCTAATTCTCGTTACTTTTGAACCTGTTAAATCGTTACCAGCAGTAACTTTATTAACCTCTAACATTACAGCACTCATTAAAGACAAAGTGTTGCTAATTGATAGCTGTGGTCTAGGGAGTTGTCCTTTTTGAAACGCAAAACCACTAGCTTCTACGGGGTATCTTAAGTATGTATTACCTTGCCAAATAATTTCACCATTTGCGTTTAAATTACTTCCTGCATGAAAGCGATACGTCATAGTAGTTTGACTACCATGCAACGTAGAATCTAAAGCTAATTCAAATAATTCAATAATTGCAGATGGATTTGTACTCTGCAAATTATCAATAATAGGATCTAAGCTCATGGCTCGAATACTTCCCTAAATGTTGCTGAAATAGTTGCTCTATTTAGATAAGGAATAGATTTATTCCATGCCTCGCATACAAATTTAGAAGCCGAACCTTCTCCAGGTGGTGTGTAATCAAAACTGGCTTGATCTAACGCTCTAGCATCAAGAAATTCTTCTATTTTGTCGGCATCTGATTCAGAAACTTTGAATACCAGTGCATATATTTTTGGATTGGTATGTGCATCTAGCCCAAATAAAATCCGATGCTCATAACCATCAGCAAAACGAACTGTACGTTTCTTTGGATTAGATCTTTTTTGAACTCCGTATTGTGGAGTAGTACCCCCAGTCGAAGTTCCTACAGTTGCATCATTAAAAGTTGCCATTAACGTGTACCTGCTAAGAGTCCTCCAGGTCGTTGCTGATTAGCTATTTCAGCTTGAACTGCTGCTGCCAGCATACTTCCAAGTTGCTCAGCTTGCCCTCCATCTCCTTCTACTGACGAACCAGAAGCATCTACGTTTACAACAACAGAAGTTGAACCTCCTAGCTGATTATTGGGAGTAACAGTCCCGCTAGAGTTTGGAGTAAATAATTCTGGGCCTCTTTCTCCTACTAAATAAGATCCTCCTCTTTTAGCTGGCCCTCCAGTTGCTAGTTTTCCGCTAATACCAAAAGACCCTGCTGGTAAGTCATAGGGGATACCAGTGCCATAAGCTCCAGACTGCATTGGCGGGGGTGGAGAAAAGCCGCCTCCTTTTGCTGGCCCAAACGTATTACCGAGCCAACCACTAAACGAGTTCATTAACGGTGCGATGATCATCTGCCTAATCGCAATACGAGTCATATCAGCAATAATGCTATTTGCAAAGGAACGGAAATTCATTTTTCCCGTTTGAACGAACTGAACTAGAGCGTCTTCCATCCCACGGAAAGATTTCACCACTATGTCACCAACTTGACCACCAAAATCGTTCACGGTCTTGCCATATTGCTGCATTTTCTTAGCAAATGACTCTTGGAACTGAGCCGATGTTTGTGCGGTTATATCTCTCAACGCACCCATCGCTTCGCTTGCTTTTATTATTTTTTCAGCCGCTAGTTCTCCTGGAATCTCAAGCAAGCGTTGATTTAACTTCTCTATTTCCTCCCGTGCCTCTTTAACTTCTTTCCCTAGCCTTACATTTCCTCTTTTTGCTTTACCAGTAGCCTTTTCCATTTGGGCTTCTAACTTATCTATTCTTAAATTCTTAAGATCAATTTGAGCATTTATAGCGGCCACACTTGTCCCTTTCAAAGCCTCATTAAACTTTTCAGCTTTTCTCTTGTTCTGAACAAAGGCATTACCAGCCGCCGCTATTCCTAGCGTTAAAGCAGTTAATCCTAAAGCGATCGGCCCAAAAGCTGCTTTTGTTAAGCCAAGAGCAGGAATAAACTTGCGTAATAAGAAGATCCTAAAAGCTCGATAAATATTAAACAACTTCCAAAGAACAGGCACACCAATCCCCACCGCTGTCGTCACAGCAGCAAAAGCAACAGCCGTAGCCTTGACTGGATCAGGTAAATCTTGCACCCCTCGAACTAAAGCGGTTAGAGCTTGAGTGACCGCCACTGTTGCAGGAATCAAGTACTCACCCAGTTCAACGCTTAAATCACTAATTGCGTTTTGCAAGTTCTTAAATTGCTGTTCAGGTGACTCTTCCATCAGCTTTGCAATACTCGCTCCGCCGTCTTGTTCGATCTTCCTTAACGCATTGATAACAACTTCACTTGTGATTTTCCCTTCTGAAGCAAGCTTTTTGATTTGTCCAACGGGCTTGCCCATTTCCTTTGCAATCGCCTGAGTCAAAATCGGTAGCTGCTCCGCAATCGACCTATACTCATCACCTTGCAAACGGCCAGAGCCTAATGCCTGTGATAATTGCAAGAACGCTCCAGACGCTTGTTGTGCGCTAACTCCTGCAAGTTTCGTTGCAACATTGAAACCCATATATGTTGTTTCAATCTCTTTTAACGTCACGCCTATAGGTCTTAAACGTCCATAAATATCTGTGATACCGCTTAACGCTTCTGTCTGACTTAAACCAAATTTCTTTGCTGCCCTTGCTGACAAATCTTGCGCTGCTTCATTTTCACCATATTCCTTTGTCAATAGCCTCAATCTGATTTGCGTTTGCTTAAAGGATGCGGCCATGTTGGTCATGCGCCGTCCTGTTTCAACTAAAGCTAATTTTGTTAATACACCTTGAAGACCGCCGAAACTTTTCTTAGCTGCTAAATTTTGCTTCGCTAAACGTCCTGTTGCATTACCTAATTCACGAATCTTTCTTATCGCGTCTCTCGCGTCAACTTTAAATTTTACTAATGATTCAGCCATGCAAAGATTCTAGCTTGATCGCTTCTCGTAGTCAGATTTTAACTCGTAATAAGCCGCAAAAGCTATTAACTCAGCCTCAGTTATTTCATTTCGCAACCTTCCAACAGTCATTCCCAATTCTGTCGCCAAGAAGAACTCAAAGAAAAACCATTCGTCTTCTTCTAAAGCTTTTTTATTTCGCCAATCTCTGCTCCTTCTTCTAATCCGTTTAAGAACAATTCAAGCTCATTTAAAACTTTCTCAGGTAATTCTCTTTGCAATTTAATTGCATCGCCTGGAGAAAAAGCTTTGGTTCCATCTTCTAATTCTGCTTTGATGCAAAGAAGTTGAGTGCTTGCTTTTAAAGCATCATCACCCGCCGACTTCATCGACAAGACACGATCAGCACGGGTAATCGCTTTAAAGTAAAGATCAACAACGTGATTTCCTTTTGAATCTGTTAGTTCAAACTTACGGCGATCATTCAGGTCAAAAGCACCGCAGAGCAAATCAACGGTGCGATTTTTATTCGCAGACATAAAAAATTCAGGTCAGGTTCTTAGATTCTACGCTGCGCTAGTAATTGCGCCACAGGTCTGGAAGTTAGCGGTGACTTTTGTTAAGTCGCCAATCGCTGTTGATGTACTCATTCCAGTGATAATTCCTGAGAAGCTCCACTTTTTAGATCCAGAAGTGTCTATGTAAAGTTCAAACTGAGCATCACCAGCATCTTCAGTAACTAAAGCCTCATCAAGTAGGTTTTTAGTTTCGTTACCTGAAGCGGCTGAATAGTTAAATTCAATAGAGCCAGTGCCAGAGATTAAAGACCCAACATAAGATCTTGAAGTGTCTCCGTGGGTTGTTGTGTCAAGAACATCTTTAGAGATGTCAAGACTCCATGAAGTTGTTTGTGCAACAGCTTCCGTTGTTCCAGCAGAGTTCTTAAATTTTACAGAACCCTCTTCTCCTCTATAAAGAGCCATTTAATTAAAAGGAATGATGTGTAAAGTTTAGCCCTTATCGGACTTATCTACAGTTTTAACCTCGCAATTCTTTTTTTGATCTAAATATTGCTGGCAACGCGGATCGAATAACGCAGGGTTACGTTTCCCTTTCACCGCTTCAACCGCATCAAGTTGTTCTTCAGTAAGAGCCATTGCTTAAAGTTCTTCGATTACCTCAAATGTTACTCGCACTTGCGTCTGAAAGTAACCTTCAGGAGATGGAGATGACATGACTTCAGGCCCAATAGGCGGATCAAAGTAAACACCTGAAATATTTATCCTGTTATATAAGTCTCTAACACGCTTACCGATCACATAGTTATCACCCGCCCCTTGTCCTCTAGGAGTAAAGATATTGACGGACATCAAACCCGTTAAAGCATTACTTGAACCTGATGTCCCTCCTTGAGTGATATAGCTGCTACTACTAAAACTCATTGAACATTGACACCAGCTTTTATTGGGAGTCGGAATAGCAGGAACATTATTGAAAACAACTGTTACAGGTGGCGTTCCTGTTTCAAGCTCATCTTTCAAGCGGCTTTCAATCGTAGAACGAACAGTATTTAAGTTAGTAGCAGCCATTTAATTCGTTTCCTTTATGAATTTTTCCCAGTTGTAATCTATATACTTTTGCATCCCTTTTGCTATTCCTTCGACCCATGGTGGTGGGTTTTGTGAACTGCCTGTTGTTCCTGAAGCAACCCATGAAGCTGGTCGAGCTGTTCCATAACAAATTGGCTCTGCGTATTCCATATTGTTTGTAATGGTATAGACCGTATCTAATGAATGTTTTTTAGTTACGTCATAGTTTGCTTTTGGCCCTGTTCTAACAATCCTTACCGCATTAGTCGAAGAGTCTGTAATCATTCGCGGCGGTGAAGTATCTCCATATTGTTTGTTCTTTCCTGCATCAATAGGATTCGATGGATTCCCTGCCCCTTTTGAGATTTGCCATGAAGCTCTAAGCCTACCAGTATCAACAGGTGTGCCAACTTTTAAACGAGCGTCAGATTCTAAAACGGTACTTTGAAGCAACGCAGCCAAAAGCCCTTCAACTTTTTCTGGTATTTCTTCAATTTCCCATTGTTCCGTCATGCTCTTAAAAACAATTCATAGCTCAAGTCTATCCCCGCTTGAGAAACAGTCTTAACACTAATGATTTGATAAGTAACACCGCCATAAGCAATTCGATCAAAGGTTGTAGGAACATTGCTTAAGCTATTCGCCGCAACCATGCACTTACGATCATCAGCTTGAACCAAATCACTTACCTCCCGATTGTTAACGTCTGTAAAGACACCTTTAACCGTTGTATCTGTAGAAGAATCTCGAACCTTTCCTGTGGCTGCATTATATGAACCTGTCGAAACACGTTGATAAGTAACATCAACCCCAATGCCAGGGATTTGGTTTACTTTCTGTATTGCCTTTTGTAAGGCATTAGCAAATGACATTACAAACGATATGCAACAACTTGGCCGCTTGCCAATGTGATGCTAGTAATAATAATCCCTTCAATTTCCGATCCTGCTTTCATCGTGATCCCATTAATCGTTGAAGATCCGTTCTCAGTAAGATCACTAGAAACAAAAGTGCAAGATGCATCTGCTAAAGCATGAACTTTTCCAAAACGTCCTGTATGTGCGTTTTGATCTGTGATGATTGTTGCTGCTGGATAAATCATGGTTAGCTGCGTTTTACTGCTATGTTACTCGGCCCACTTATTCTAAGCCCTAAGAAATAGCGTTCGACAATAGGAGGAATATTATTAAACCAAACAGGACCAAAACGATAAGGCTCAACGGCTATGCCTCCGACCCCTACACGTTGATAAGCTTCCAAACCTGTAAGATTTAATGCTTCCTTATTGTTATTCAAATAACAAGCTAAAACAGCTTGCGCTTTTTTTAATTGCTCTGGAATTTCAGTGTCAGTAAAAAAGTCCTCAACAATTCGGAATGGAAACCCAGTCGCATAAGTATTGATGTAAGTATCTGGCTTTCTTACCCCTGACCTCGGCCATTGCATTGCTTGAGTGTCATTAACTCTTGCGCCTAAAAATCTTTCACGGTCAATTCGTTGAGCTGCCGTATATAAAGCTCTATTTTTTTGATCTGTGCTTGTTTTGCTTGAATCATCCCATGCCACAATATCTTCGTCTTGAACGAATCCATCAATATATTCATTTGCTTGCGTCA